ATCATTGCGGACCTCGTGCGCATCCAGATCCAACGCGCCATCACTTTGCCGCTGGCCAACTGGCTGGGCAGTGTGATCCCTGGGATGGGCGGCAGTACAGCAGGTGCCTTCCCCGCTGGCAGCAGCGACCTGATGGGCACCCTGGCCAACGTGGCTCACACCGGCGGGGTGATCGGATCCGATGCGCTCATGACCCGTTCCGTGCATCCGGGCGTCTTCGCCGGTGCCACAAGGTTCCACAGCGGCGGCATCGTTTCGGGCGAAGTGCCCATCATCGCCCAGGAGGGTGAGGCGGTCTTCACCCGCGGGCAGATGCGTGCGTTGGGCGGCGCCTTGTCGGCCAGGTCTCAGCCGCCCGCCGTGAACGTGCAGGTTAACGTGGTCAACAAGGCCCAAGGGGTGGATGCCCGAATCGAGCATCAGCGCCAACCCGACGGTGGCCTGCGACTGGATGTCTTCATCGAACAGATCGAGGGCCGTATGGCGCGTGCCATCAGCCAGGGTACCGGCATCGCGCCGACCTTGGAGCGCCGCTATGGGCTGAACCCGGCCATGGGAGCTGTGCGATGACCACAGTGAACAACCTGTCGGTGTGGCCAGAGGCCCTGCCGCCGCCCCGCGTCGAGGGTTACAGCATCTCTCCAAGGCCCAGCCTCTTGCGCACCGAGATGGAAACCGGTGCGGCACGACACCGGCTGCGCTCACTCTCTGTGCACTACCAGGTCCAGGCCGAGTGGCAATTCCAGCCTCTGGGCTTTGCAGTTTTTGATGCTTGGTGGGCCACGCAGACCCGCATGGGTGAGCAGTGGTTTGTGCTGCCGCTGGCCGTGCCACTGGATGTGCAAGCCGTAGAGGCACGATTTATCGCGCCCTGGCAAGCAGAGCTGTTGCCCGCACGCCGATGGCGTGTGATGGGTCAACTGGAAATTCGTGATCTGCAGCGCTTGACCGCCGAAGAACTTGAGGCAGCTAGCGTCTATGGCGACGCCGGCCTGGCATTGGCTGAGCGACTGAATCATTGGCTGCACAGCCAGATGCCCGGTGACGGCAGGACTTTCAACTATTTCTGAAAAGATCCATGACACTCAAAGATCGTCTCCAGACTTCGGTCACCCAGCTTGAATCGGATTCGCGATTGGTCCATGCCTGGGCGCATGGCAATACTTCCGCTGTGGTGACCACAGAGGGCGGCCAGGTGCGCTCGCCCGCCAAGCTCATCGCCGACAAAGATGCTGAGATCAATGCCACCATCGACAGCCTACTCAGTCATGTAAAGGCTGAGGCCAATCGTGCGGCCGCCTCTGCCACCTTGGCAGCTCAGGAGGCGGATGCAGCGGCTACATCGGCAGATGAATCTAATATTGCCAAGACCCAAGCACAGGCTTCCTCCGCTGCAGCGAGCACCAGTTTGGGGCAGGCTGCGGCTTTCGCCACTGATGCGGCTGAATCTGCTGCAGATGCAACTGCTCACGCCACAGCAGCCGCCGCATCCGAGCGCAACGCGGCAAGCTCAGCCAGCGAAGCCGCCACGTCGGCTGGCCAGGCAGCCACCAGCGCGTCGCAAGCATCCAGCGCAAAGACTGCGGCTGCCGCCAGTGCTGTTTTGGCGGGAGAAAAAGCGCAGGCCGCATCCAGCTCGGCGGCCAATGCACTGACTTCAGAAGGCGCTGCTGCGGTAAGTGCGACGGCCAGCGCCAGTTCGGCAAACAACGCTTCCGCCTCGGCCATAGCTGCAGCGCAAAGTGAGGCCAATGCAGGGGCCTCGGAGAGTTCAGCACTGGATGCAGCCAGCCGCGCCAAGACCAGTGAAGACCGATCACTGATCCAGGCGCAAAGCGCCATTGCCGCGCGCAACCAGGCTGAAGATGCGGCCTATGCAGCGATCGAGCAGACCAGCGCTGCTCAGCAATCGGCCCAGTCCGCATCTACCCAAGCCAGCGCCGCTGCCCAATCCGCCACGCAGGCGCAAGTGGCCGCTGCCACCAGCGCGGTCATGGCCAGCACCGCCAATGCCGCACAGGAAGCGGCCACCAAGTCGGCGCAAAAGGCGGCCTCATCGGCCACAACAGCGCGCACCCAGGCGAAGAAGTCGCAGCAGTCGGCCGACGAGGCCTTCGCCTTCAAAACCGAAGCCCAAACCGCCCAACAGGCTTGCAGCACCTACGTCGATCAGGCCGATGCCTTGGTCGCTGCGCCCTACACGCAAATGGCAGCGCACCTGATCGCCACCCAGGCGGTGGTGATCGAGCACCACGCCTTCACCTGATCCGAATTCTTCAAGGAGCCTTTCCATGGCTGAATCTGCCAGCGGTCTGATGACCGAAGTGGCGGCGCTCACGCACGCCACCACGCAACTGCTCAACACCGTCAATGTTCGCAAGTCGACGCTTGACGCCAGCGTCGATGCCGCTGCGGGGAGTGCCTCGTCTGCCGCCAACAGCGCCCAGGCCGCCAGCCAGAGCGCAACGAACGCAGCCGCCACCCTGGACGAGACCGAAGCTGCCCGCGACACCGCGCTGACCTACCGCGACCAGGCGGTGGCGGTGGTCACCAGCAACGACGGCTCCTTCGAGGCTGCCCCCGGCAAGGTGCCTGTCGCTGGTTTGGACGGCAAGGTCGACTTCGACTACCTGCCCCTGGCCCAGCAAAACGCTGTTCTTGCTGAGGCCATCGTCTCCGCCACCCATGAAAACCTGCGCGATTTCTTCGACGACCGCGAAGTCAAGTCCCAGGTCCAGACCAACACCAGCAATCTGGCAGGTCTGACCACCCGGGTTGCGACCGAAGTCGCCCGGCTGGACCAGAAGATCGACACGCTCGAGCCCGGCATCCCGCCTGCCTACCAGGGCTTGATCGAGCAAGACTTCCTGATCGATGGGTTCGAATCGGCCTACACGGCTGAGATCCTGCGCGGCATGGGTGGCTCGGGTCTGTACAGCACCCGCAACTACTCGGTCGACGATGGCAACCAGGCGTTGCACCGCCCGTTCACCGTCACGTCGACTGCGCAGTTCCAGCACAACCACCCCAACTATTACCGCATGGTGGGCCTGGGCGAGCTGTGCGCCATCGTCAACGGCTACTACGTGCGTACCACGCACAACGACCCCACGCTCATCGATCAGGACGATCGCATCCTGAGCGCGCCGCCCGTGCCGGCCAGCGTTCTGGCCAAGCCCACGGGCGTGAGTCTCAACGCCAACGGCACGGTCAGCATTGACACGGCCAATGACACCCAGGCGCGTTACATGCGCAATCTCTTCACCCAGCACCTGGAGGACACCCGGCTGGACCTGCTCTACATGGAGGTCTGGCTGGAAAAGCTCCCCGCAGGCGGTGACCTCAACACCTTGATCAGTTCCTTTCGGCACAAAGAAAACGCCAACCGGCTGCGCGACCTTCTCAATTTTGCGCAAAAGCTCAACTACTCCGGCGCCAAGGACCTCCCAGAAAACGGCTCTTTCCGCTGTGGTGTCATCTCCCTGGTCAATGCCGATGGCACGCCTGAGTACGCCTACTTGAACTACCGGCTGCGCGCTCGGGCGGTGGGCAAGCTGAGCCACCGGGTGCCCAAGACCAGCTACAGCACCGGTGACCAAACGCCGCAGATCTCTTTTACGGTGGTCTCGGCCGCTGTCGGCGGCACGCATGGCCATGCGCTGGACGTACCCTTGACCCCGGTGGAGATGAACAGCCTCATTGGCGGGGCCACGCTTTACATCGAGTCCAGCTACAACTATTCGCCCGCTTCATCGCCCGCTGAGAACCACAGCCACCTGTACGCCTTGAACTGGAACGGTGCGACGCTGATTGCGACCAACCTGGGTGCCCGTCGCCCGGACGACCCGACCAACCAGTTCCTGGCGGTCAGCGGCACACCCAGCATCGCCAGCTACCGCAAGGCCGATGGGAACATGGCTGGCCCCGTGGTCTGGAGCACGGCTGCCGTGCCGCACCAGCACCCGATGGATGTGCAAACGGTGCAAGACCGCTTCCCATTCGATCTGTACAAGGCCATCAACCACGTCATCGACAACGGCAACCGCTTCAAGTTGATCAAGGACGTGGAGGCGCTCAACCGTCTGCGCGAGGGCGGCATGCCCACCGCCGGCTGGCAGCAACTGGCCGAGTCCGGTCTGGCGCGCTTCACCCTGGACCAGGACAGCATGGACGCGATCTGTGCGCAGGTCTGGGGGCTCGATGGCGAAGGTGCCTTCATCCCCGAGGTGATCGACTCCTACGGCACCAACTTCACCACCTACAACGTGGTGGGCGATGCCCAGGCGAATCTGGCCAAGTACAACCGCACCTACAAGATCGGCAGCAACGATGCGGCCGGGCGCACCACCGCAAGGCGGGGCTTCAACGATCCCACGCTCTACGTGGCCAAGACCACGCTGAGTTCTGTGGTCGAGGGCTACAGCTTCATGATCCCACTGGAGCTGATCGTGCGCACCCCGCTGGAGGTCTGGAACCCCTGGGGGTTGAACCTGATCGACGGCAACCCTGCATCGGGTGGCTCAGGTGCCGGCACCCCGGCCAGCCCGTGGAACGCCGCCTACACCCAGCTTTGGTACAACCTGCTGCCGCCCAACTTCTTCTCGGCAGGGGCGTCTGACCCGGCCGACACCACCACGGGCGGCGTCTGGATCCTGGCTGCCAATGGCAGCGCCTACCCGGCAGACAACTCGGGGATCTTCATCACCATTGGCGGCGCGGCCGACTACCGCAACCCTGCGGGCAACACCATCTCTACGGTGTTTCGTCAGCGCTACGCCATTGCGCCCGTCTGGCACGAATTCACCTACGCCAACGTGCAGCTCAACAACTTCAAGAACTCGGTGCGCGTGCTGCTCAAGGGCATCGTGAGCGGCAGCGTCTCAACCGCCGACATCGACCACATCTTGTAAGCCATCCCCACAACACCGTCCTCACATTCACCGGAGCCCAGCCCATGAGTCTCGAAACCGAACTGCAAAACGTCATCGCCGCCACCTCGGCCCTCAACCAAACCGTGCAGGGCAAGATCGACGCGATCAACAGCACCGTCAACGCGGCAGTCGCCACCAACGATGCCCGTGCCACCAGCGCCATCAACAGCGTCACCAGCGCGGTCAACGCGGAGCTGGGCAATATCCGGCCCTATAGCACCAACTACGTCTTCTGGAACACGCTCAAACCGGCTGACCGCATCCGCATCTTCCCGGCCATGGTCATTGGCCACCCCTGGCAAGACGGGCAGTACGTGGCAGCAGATGCCGACGGCAAGAACCCGGTGGTCTGGGACAACGAGGCCGGCGGCTACCGCCCGGCCGACAGCATCAACCGCAACCCGTTCGTGGAGTGGGGAGCGATTGACGAGTGGAACGCCCACAGCACGGGTGATGTGGGTTATGGCAATGGCTCAGCCTATTCCCCGGTGCTCATGAATCCGGTGACCGGAGCGCCACTGACGTTTACCAACGCCATGGGCGAGACCGACTACTACCGCTGCTACGCCGACTTCAGCACCGACGGCATTCCCACCTCGGCCTGGCGCACGCTCTTGCCCTACGAAGACCTGCACGCCATCAGCAACCGTAAGGCCTATCTGGTGATGTCGGGCTCCGTGGTTGGCCATCCGGACCAGGTGGCGCGCACCTTTGTGAACGTGGGCGGCACCGAGCACGGCAACTACAGCGCCACGCATAGCTTCCAGTTGCAAGACTTGAATGGCGACGGCAACTGGGACACGGTGGTGCTCAACTGGGCCCGCCCCCACATCTGCCGCCATGCCAGCGCACGCTCGCCCGCGGGCAACCCGGCCCGCGGTGATACGCAGGCTTCCACCGGCCTGATCGCGGTGCAAGGCCAGCACTACGGATCGGACGGTGGTCACCGCAACTTCGTCAACGCCACCACGAAGCAATTGGCCGATGACCCGACCATCGTGCCGGTGCCGTTCACCAACACCGACAGCTCGACCTACCAGGCCGCCTGGGCCATTCCGGTCGGTGATCTGGCCGTGGCCAACAACCTGCGCTGGCGTGTCTACAACTGGGGCTTCACCGGCCTGATCGTCGAAGGCTGGGGCCTGGCCTACATGTCCCCGGTGCAGCGCTGATTCCCACCCACTTCAGATTGAGGAGATTTCCCTATGTACGTCAAACGTAAAGACACCGGTGAAGAGCTGTTCCGTGGCCCGGCCAGCAGCGCCAAGGCCTTCTATGGCAGTGGCACGCGGCTGCTCGACCGCATCGTCGACACCACCGACCCGGACAACCCCGTTGAAATCCAAGCCGGTGTGCTGGTCGAACTCGAGCTTTGCTACGAAGACACCCTTCCAGAAAAGCTTCTCTACCTTGCCGACACCGACTGGTACGTGGTGCGCGAACAGGAAACCGGCAAACCCATGCCGGTGGAGGTACGCGCCCGCCGCTCGGCCATCCGCGTCTCGCTCTGACGGGGATGCGCCATGCCCGATCCCACCCTGTCTGAAGCCATCCAGGAGGCCTACGCCCACGCACCGACGGACGCCATCATCTTGCACACCCTGGAGCTGCGCCATCCGGACTTCCGTGACGACGCAGGCAACGCAGTAGCCATCCGCGTGGTGCGCGACCAGGTCGATCTGACTGCCCGGCTGGAAGCCGATGCCCCGCTCAACGCGGGCCAGATGGTTACCTTCATTGCCATGGGTTTCGAGCTGGATCTGCCGCCGGTGGACACCGCGCCAGTCCCGGAAATCGTGGTCACGCTGGACAACGTCAGCCGCGAGATCGTGCGTCATCTGGATGCCGCAGCCGAATCGCAGGCGGTGATTGAGATCACCTACCGGCCGTATCTCTCCAACGACCTCGAAGGCCCGCAGATGGATCCGCCCGTCACGCTGGTGCTGACCGAGGTGGAGGCCGATGTGCAGCGTGTGACTGCCCGCGCCAGGATGATGGACATCGGCAACAAGGCCTTTCCCAGCCGCACCTACACGGCACGGGAGTTTCCGGGGCTCACGCGATGAGTGCCGTGCAAGCGGCTGCGCTGACCGAACTGATTGGCCTGCCGTGGGTGGTCGGCGCCCAGGGGCCCGATGCCTACGACTGCTGGGGCTTGTTTGTGACGGTGCAGCGCACTCACTTTCAGCGCTCCCTTCCAGAAAACCCCGTCGATGCCACCAACCTGCGCGCCGTGCTCGATGCCTTCAGCGGTCACCCCGAGCGCCAGCGGTGGCAGACCGTGCCCCAGCCAGAGGAGGGCGACGCCGTCCTCATGCGCCAATCGCGCTATCCGGTCCATATCGGCGTGTGGCTGGACATCGATGGCGGTGGTGTCCTACACGCCGTGCGCCATGCCGGGGTGGTGTTCCAGACCCTGGCGGCGCTGGATGCCCATGGCTGGCGTATCGAGGGCTTCTACCGTTTCCGTGAACCGATATGAGTCCGCTGATTCCCGCTGTACCCCTGCCCGCATTAACCAAGGCACAAGCCAGCATCGTATGGCCCCGCAACCCTTTCCAACCCGCAGATAAGGATCTGCATGCCGTGGAAGTGGGCAGCACAGTCGCCAACTGGATGCGGGCCCAAGCCATCACCGAATTCCCGTTGCCCACGGTTTGCCTGGTGAACGGCCAGCCCTTGCTGCGCCGTGACTGGGCCATCCGCCCTTTGGCCGCGCACGACGTGGTGGTCCTGGTCGGTCTGCCCGGTGGCGGCGGAGGTGGTGGTGGCAGCAACCCGCTGCGGGTGGTCTTGTCGATCGCCGTGATGGTGCTGGCTCCCTATGCCGCTGCCGGTCTCATGGGCTATGGCATGACGGCCGCTGGCATTGCCGCCGCGCAAGCGGCCATGGGCACCATCGGCTTTGGTCTTTTGGCCGCCGGGGTCAGTGTGCTCGGCGCCTACTTGGTCAACGCCCTGGTGCCGCTGCCCAGTGCCAACGTGCCCTCGGCGCAGAACGCTCTGGCGCCCAGTCCGACATATTCACTGCAATCGCAGGGCAACTTTGCCCGGCTGCTGCAGCCCATTCCGGTCATCTACGGCCGCCACCTGGTCTACCCCGATCTGGGCGCCACGCCCTACACCGAGTACCTCAACAACGAGCAGTACCTGCACCAGTTGCTGGTCATTGGCCAGGGGGACTACGAGATTGAAGCGGTGCGCATCGAAGACACGCCCATCCAGTCCTTCGAGGAGGTGCAGGCCCAGGTCATCCTGCCTGGGGGCCAGAACACGCTGTTCAACCACGATGTGGTTACGGCGCCCGAGGTGGCAGGCCAGGAATTACTGGCGATGGACGACCCGGCCAACACCCGAGGCGAGTCCATCGGCCCCTTCATCGTCAACCCGCCCGAAACCCGGATCGACAGCATTGGTGTTGACATCCTGCTGCCGCGTGGCCTGTTCTATGCCAACGACGCCGGTGGCCAAGATGCCAAGGAAGTCCGCTGGACGGTGGAAGCCAGGGCAGTGAACGACGAGGGGGAGCCCACCACCAGTTGGCAGACGCTCATCAGCGGCACCAGCTACAGCGACTGGAGTGGCTGGAACACCACCTGGTCCACGGCCAGTGCCGTCACCACCCAGACCTACCATTCAGATTCCGAGGGCGGTTACTACAGTACCACCTACGGCCCGCCGCCGATTCCGGCCAATACCCTGACCGAGGAATACCAGCTGGGCGACTGCGCCAGTCAGGATTACGAGTCGGGCATTTGCTACAGCTACTACATCCAGCGCCGCACCCGCAGTGCCTACAGCCAGCAAGAGGTGATCAGCGCCGCCACGCCCGACACCATCCGGCGCAGCTACCGTTACTCCGTTACGCCGGGCCGGTACGAAGTACGCGTGGTTCGTCTCGACCACAAAGACACCCGGGCCCGGGCCGGGCATGAACTGCGCTGGGGCGAGGTGCGCGGCTACCTGGTCAATCCCAGCCTGCCCGCGGGCATCACCTTTCTGGCCGTCAAGATGCGCGCCACCGACAACCTGTCGATGCGCTCCAGCCGCCTCGTCAATTGCCTGGTCACGCGAAAACTGCCGGTCTGGAGCCCTGGCATCGGCTG